ATGGCAGAGCGTAGTACTGTAGATGAAGTGATTAGTTTCTGGGAGCCAGGATTACTGAACTTAGCAGACAACCAACGCAATCATGAATATGTGGGACAGTTCTGTATTGAGAATGGATTCAAACTTAATCTACAACAACACTTGTACGCAAGTTTGGCATAATGATTAAAAGTTTTTGGAAAACATGGCAGTATGCTATTGGTTCGTTTGATGACGAAACTACTCGACCTTATGACACAAGAGTTGCTGTAATTAGAACCTTTTGGGTTGTGCTACACATCACAACCTGCGTATTCATTATAGTGGGCAACGGCAGAACGCTGGGCTTTTGGTGATGATGGGTACCAGTTACGTAGGCAACAAATTACGAGGTTTGTCAATCAATGGCGACTTTGGTCTACAACATGTACAAAATTGGCGTCTTCTGCGTACTTGGTTGCCACGTAAATGCTTTTTAAGTGACAAACAACTTTGGTTACGCAAGGCCTACGTGGGTTATCATATTATTACTGGACCTGGGGAACCTGTTATCAACTATTACTGGCTATCACCAGAAGAATTTGTTGTTTGGCAATTAAAGCAATGACAGTATCAGATACTGCGGTAATAGACTTTCCAAAAGCCAACTACGGTCAGTATAACTACAGATATCGAGCGTCAGAAAAAGCAATAGAAATAGTTCATTGGTTACAGGCGCAGGGACTAACTGCTAACACAGACTTTACTTGGTATTTTGACATCAGTACTGAACGGATATTGATTCATTTTGCTCGCGGTTTTGAGCAATATGTGAGTTATACTGCTCTTAAATACAATAATGATAGATAGTGTTCAAAGACGAGCCCATGTTAATCGATATACTGACTCATACACCGAAGTTGTGCGTCAGCAGGAATTACATAGAAAACATGTTCAAGAGCAAGAACAGTTAAAAGCACAAAGACTGCATGTAGAACATTTAGATAAGATAAGAGACCGTGAAACAGAAAAAGGTAGATACGTTGACGTCAAAGTCTAACAGCGCAAAGGGACGAACCAGTTTTGATGCCAATGTTGCGGGCGAACTAATACCGTTTTTTAATCGCAATGTGTCAGAGTATCCCACTGAGGCCGGTGCACCAAAGTTTGAATTAATCGATGTCAAACAGCAAAAAGACATCATGATTAATGTTGCACGTCAACATGCCGAACAAGAATACAATCGCATAATGGATTTGGTTGCAGTACTACAGCGACAGGCCCAAGACATACGACGGCGACTAGATATTACCGACATGGTACATGGTGCTAAATACAGTTTCAAGCCAGTGCATGGGCACACATATTGGTTAGCACACGACACAATGAAACAACAAGTAATATTGGCAATGCATGGTCCAAATGACTGGACTGTGGGCGCACCCAGCTGGTATGAATATATAGCCAAGGTTAAATTCTTAGGTGACTACACTTGGCAAGAAGTTCAAGAGGACAAAAATGGGACTGTTTGATAGATTTCGAAAACCTGAACCTGTAAAGGCACAGTCAGAGCCTAAAACTAAAAAGAAGTCAAAAAAAGACTTGGCCACAGAACGGGGCGAGCCCTATGTGGAAATTATCAGTGTGGACATTGATCCAGACAATATAGGACAGGGTGCGTTTGAATTAGAATGGAATGACATTTTCCTTGCCAAACTTGTACGTGCAGGTTATGAAGGACGTACCGATGAGGACATTGTGGATCGCTGGTTTCAAGATGTTTGCCGTAATGTAGTTCTTGAAACTTATGAGCAGTACGAAGCAAATAATCCTAGGCCTGTCAATGGTGTACAGAAAAAAGACATAGGCGGCGGCAGAACTGAGGTAAGTTAATGCCTAGTGTGTTTGAAAAAAAATTCCAAATGGAATTTAATATTCCTCAAAAAAGTTGTAACACTGTTCAAGAGTATCTAGAAAAAAATGTAGGTCCTAGAACCTATCACTTACACAGTCAAATTGGTGGTAAAAACTGGGCTATAAAAAATAAATTTAGCCTAAATGTTGTTGTTTGTGTTGAAGATCCCGAACTGGCAACATTTATTACGTTAAAATACACATGATACTGTACGTAAACGGCAAGGCGGTAGAACCGAAGTTTCATAATTTATCAAAATACATTGACACATAATGGATAATATGCTATTATTATCCTTATGCGATATCTAATAGTTGACACTGCTAATACATTTTTCCGTGCCCGGCATGCGGCACATAGACAGGCTGATACTTGGGACCGACTGGGTTTTGCCATACACGTTACACTGGGTAGCGTTAACAAAGCCTGGCGAGATCAAAAGGCCAATCACGTAGTTTTTTGTTTAGAAGGGCGTAGTTGGCGCAAAGACTACTACGAACCTTACAAAAAGAACCGTCAGGTTGCTCGTGCTGCCTTAACTGAAGCAGAACAAGAAGAAGATAAACTGTTTTGGGAAACTTTTGACACACTGCAACAGTTCTTGCGTGAACAGACTAACTGTACCGTTCTGCAACACCCTGAACTTGAAGCAGATGATTTGATTGCAGGCTGGATACAAAATCACCCCAATGATGAGCACATTATTGTGTCCTCAGATTCGGACTTTCATCAACTGCTAAATACTAATGTCAAACAATACAATGGCATAGCAGACGAATTGCATACCATAGAGGGAATATTCGATAAACGGGGCAAACTTGTAATAGACAAGAAGACCAAAGAACCTAAAAAAATTCCAGACCCAAGTTGGATCTTATTTGAAAAATGTATGCGCGGTGATCCCACAGATAACATATTCAGTGCCTATCCAGGTGTACGCACCAAAGGTAGCAGGAATAAGGTTGGCTTACAGGAAGCATACGAAGATAGAAGTCACAAAGGCTTTAACTGGAATAACCTAATGCTACAACGTTGGGTTGATCATAATGGTGATGAACATCGTGTATTAGATGACTATGAGCGTAATCGTGTGTTGGTAGACTTAACTGCACAACCGGATGCAGTAAAAGTAAAAATTAATGAAACAATTAAAACAATGGCTGTACCAAAAACTGTAAGTATGGTAGGTGCTAAGTTTCTTAAGTTTTGTGGCAAGTACGAACTTAACAGGTTAAGCGAACATGCTACCAGTTTCAGCGACTTTTTAAGTGCGGAGTATCAATGACATTTAGACAATGGCTTCACGAGATGTGGTTAGAAAACTGCGAAGAGCGTGGTGCTTGGCACATGGACACACATACAGTTCAACAATATTTTCAACAGTACAAATGGTGGTTACGTAGAGAGTATAGATATCAACAAGGACAACAACAATGACAGTGTTTGCAAAACCAGTATTAAAAAATAAATTTTGGATAGTAGAAAACCAAGGCGAAAAAGTTGCCACTATTCAAATGGTGGACGATGGTAGTGTAGTTTATGTAAGTTCGACAGAACGTAAGAAGTACGCCAGCATTAAACTATTGAGTAAAGATTACAACATCGTATTTGACAAAGAAAATAAAAAATCCAAAGACGTAAAAACAGAACATGAACTATACGGGTATCCTGTTAACGGTAAACCGTGGAATAGTTTGTACGATATAAAACATCAATTTCCAATTTATACCAAGACCAGCAAAAGTAAAAGTTACTATTGTGCAGGTCATTATATTATTAAATTTAATAATGGCTGGGTCAAAAGTTTTTGTCCTAAGTTTATTACACTTAATAGGTATGAGTATCAAGGACCTTTTAAAACAAAACTGGAAATGCAGGAACAGTTAAGGTTAGCAAATGGAAAGTAACTTGCCATTACACATTAAAAAGTTTAACGACAAAGTTAAACTGATGAACCAAACTAACAAACAAAATTTAACATTGAATGCCAATGAAGCACGTAGTTTGCATAATGAAATTTACGAACTACTTGCTTATTGCACCAAACTAAGCAAAACTGTAATGGATAGTGGAGAAACTAGTACCAATGTGCGTATGGACGGTGGCAATTGGTAAAAACTACGCACATTTAAAGATAAATAATATACTAGAGAACTTCAATGAGTAGACCCAAACCTAATGTACTAATCGAGTATGTCAACAAACAAAACTATAAAACTGAGCAAGTACTCAGTAGTGAAGGTATTTGGGCTGTGTTTTACGAAAACAAACCTATTAATTTAAAGTCCGGTAACATGCTGGTCAGTTATCCAGGTCCTAAGTATAAAAAGACTTCTTTTAGTAATCCCGGACACGCAATCAACTTGGCTAAAAAATTGAACACGCTTTTTAAAACTGACCAATTCACTGTGGTGCTTTTAAAAAGTGGTGACCAAATCTTCCCCTAAAAGGTATACACAAAGACAGTTAACCGAAGTGTTTCTAGCTTCGTCGAATATACCTGTTCAACAACTAAGCACATGGCAACGCCGTATCTGGTTTAATCCTGTAGATAATGAAAGTCTCAGATTAAACTTAGTAGGTTATCAATTTTTAATGGACAATGTTAAACTAAAAGGTTACGAGTATAAATTAAAATCGCCGTTGTCCAGTAAAAACCTCATTCAACTTGAACGATACTTTCAAGGTCCTTACTACTTGTTTCAAAATAAAAAAATAATTGTGTTTGACGAAACAGAAGCAAGTATGTTATCATTAATGGACGGCGATCTAAGAAGTTATTTGGAAAACTTAGAAATCAATACATGAAAAAAATTATTACCAGTTTACTGTTTTGTAGCATTGGTGCCTATTTTAGCATCGGCGCAGTTATATTTTACAAAATTGGCTCGTTGTCTAAAATGGGCCCAGGATTTTTTCCGTTGGCTTTGGGATTATTTTTAATATTATTAGGGGTACTTAACGGAGTCAAGAAATGATAGACAATCTTTTGCTCGGATTTCAAACAGTATTTGAAATTAATAATTTATTGTTTCTAATTGCAGGTTGTTTGTTAGGCACTGCTATTGGTATTCTACCGGGTATCGGTACTGTAATTTGTTTAAGTATTCTTTTACCCTTTACCTACGGTTTTGATCCTATTACTAGTATTATTCTTATGGCAGGAATCTACTATGGAGCACAATATGGAGGATCCAATACTAGTATCTTGCTTAATGTGCCAGGAGAACCCAGTACAGTAATGACTTGTATAGATGGGTATCCAATGGCACAACAAGGCAGGGCCAGCGAAGCAATTATCTCAGCAGGCATAGGCAGTTTTGTTGCTGGTATCTTTGCAGTATTTGCCATTGCCTTTGCCGCTCCAGCACTAAGTGACATTGCTTTTGAGTTCGGACCAACAGAGTTTGCCAGTTTAATGTTATTGGGTATAATAAGCATTAGTGTAATTACTAGTGAAAACCTTGTGACAGGTTTGGGCATGGCCTGTATTGGCATGCTATTAGGAACTGTTGGCACAGACATAAATTCTGCCACAGAAAGATTCACACTTAATCAACTTGAACTAGTAGATGGCATTACTGTTGGAGCGTTAGTTATTGGTGTGTTAGGATTGCCGGCCTTAGTAACGCATTTATTAGACAAAAACTTAGAAAATAAACCCATGGAGTTTAAACTCAGATTTAGTTTCCAGGATTTAAAACGAGTTATCCCTAGTATACTAAGAGGTACAGGAGTAGGAACAGTAATGGGTGTGATTCCGGGTGGTGGTGCAGTTATGAGTGCTTTCGCCGCTTATGTAGTAGAGAAAAAAGTAAGTAAAAACAAACAAGATTTTGGAAAGGGCGCAATAGAAGGAGTTGCGGCCCCGGAAAGTGCCAATAATGCTGCTAGTCAAACAAGCCTAATTCCATTGCTGACTTTGGGAATTCCTGAAAATCCAGTTATGGCGTTGATACTGTCTTCGCTGATTATAAATGGCGTCCAACCTGGTCCCGGGACCGTTACAGAGTATCCTGAATTATTTTGGGGATTACTAGCAAGTATGCTTCTAGGCAATATGTTTTTGTTATTTCTAAACATACCATTTGTAAAAATGTGGATGAAGATTATAAGTTATCCAAAATCTATTTTATATCCTTTATTAATTTCCATAGCATTAGTTGGAGTCTATTTTATCAAAGAGAGTTGGTTTGATGTAGGCACTGCTATATTTTTTACTTTGTTGGGTATTGTTTTTATATTCTGTAAGTTAGAGTCAGCGCCTTTAATCTTTGGATATATTATAGGACCTTTATTTGAAGAAAACCTAAGGCGAACACTAACGATTTCAGATGGCAGTTTTATGAAATTTTTAGAAAGCAATATAAGTTTGTTCTTTTTGTCAATTAGTGTAATCTTTATACTTTGGAGTTTTGTCAGAAAATTTAATTACTTACATCGACAGTTGACTAAATAATTCTAGCAACGCCACAATGATGTGACGTCGGAACAATCAATCGACGCTTAGAGTAGCAAAACTCTTTTACTGTTGTGTTACAACAGAACGCCGTCCGTAAGCGAATTCTCGCAAGCATTAAACCAAAACTATTGACAATGTTTTATACAAAAAAGTATAATTTGTCTATGACTTTATTACGGAGAAATTAATGAAATTTAAATCAATCTTATTAACAGGTGCGCTAACACTTGGCACTATTAATTTTTCTTACGCACAACAACTTGAAGCCTTCCTCACACACGGTGGTGGACTTCTAGATCGAATCTGTCGAAAAATGTTTAGTGAGTATGAACAAAAATTCAACGAAACAGTTAAAATCAATGTTAAAACCGGTGCTGATGGAATTTTGGCTGCTAGGGAAATGAGCAATAACTCTAGTAAAACTAAAGTTCTTTGCCATGGTAGTAGTGTATGGGTACAAAATCGTTTTGTACACAAAGACAAAGATATCGGTGTAAGCGACAAATCAATTCTTGTTAAGTACAGCGATGAACCAACACTATGGTATGTACCCAACAGTGTTAAAGGAGTTAATTCCTGGGATACACTGATGTCTTACCTAAGGAGTTTTGACCGGCCAATTAAAGTAGGCGGCTTTACTGGTGTACACCGTGCCCAAATTGCATGGTTGGCAAAAGAATACAATTTGAACTTAGTTGTTGTTCCTTTCAAGAAAGGCCCAGAAATTTTGCCAGCACTTTCAAAAGGTGATTTGGACTTGGCGCTAGATCCAGGCGTAGGTTACAAAGCAGCCAAAGCAGGCAAATTTCAAATTGTAGGCTACAACATGATCAAGCAAAACAGCATTCTTAAAGATAAGCCAAACTTTGATTCAGTTAATCAAAATATGAAAACATTTGGTCTATGGCTAGGACTTACTGTGAATGCAGATATGGATCCTGCTTACAAAGCCAAACTAGCAGATCGTATGAAATCTATTATTACCACTGATAGTTTCAAAGAATTTGCAGAGGTTGCTTTTGCTCCTGTAGATTGGACTCCAGGTGCAGATGCAGAAGTGTTTATTAACAAGCAAATCAAAGATACCGAAAAACTATTGAAGTAAAGAGGTAAAACATGCTTTATTCTCCTTCCTCAATGAGACTAGGCTACTATCAAGTCGG